CATAATAGTTCCTTTATCAAAAGGTGCTGAACTATCTTTTCTAAATACATCAAAGCGTACTCTTATTTCACCACGAGGTAAACGAGTATGATCTACAGTTGCTTTTTGTCCTACAGTATGCATGACAGTGACAGCTGTACTAGCACAGTCATTAAGATATTCTGCAATAAGATCAAAGGAATCTACTTGGTTTTCTTTAACTGTCCTACGTATTGCACCTATCTGAGATAGTATCCACTCTGTTCCTTTTTTATAATCGTATTGTATTAAACCCCATTCACTAGCTAACCTAGAACTTAAGTCTGCTAATGTAATTGCAGTTTCCCAATATCTTTCTTCACCACTAAACTTAGCCTTGTATGTCCTGCTAAAATTTTCAGTAGCATCGTTTATAATTGTAGATAAATCTTCAGGTCCAATTTCTAGTAATCTTTTTATATACTCTTTACCTATATGTCCGTAGTTACTTGTTATAAAATTGTACAGTTTTCTACCTGCACTTGAATTTCTTGTAAATAAATCATGTGATGGAACTGGTACTTCTAATAACCTAGCCATTTGTGCGTCTGTCTCCAGACCAGAAGCGATCAGTTTACTTTGTAGAGACTTGTTGGTAGATACTAGCACAGGTGTAGCCCAGGTCTTAGCATCACGTTCTTCAGCATTACGATTCATTCTAGCTTTATCTCTGCCTTGTGACACCCAATAACAAAAGTCACCAACTTCTTTATCTTGCATTAGGGTTACTTCATCTACTGTCATAGGTAAGTTAGAATATAAACCAAGTCTTCCAAACAAAGTATTT